CTCCGATGATCCGCTGTTCCAGTTTGAAAACTACACCCGCACCGCACAGGTACTCGCTGACACCATGGCGGAAGCGCACATGTGGGCGGTTGATATGCCTCTGCACCCGTCGCTGGTCAAAGACATGCTGGAAGGCCTGAACGCCAAGTTCCGCGAGCTGGTCAGCCTGGGTTACTTGATCGGTGGTGAGGCGTGGTACGACGAAGAGATCAACACCAAGGACACCCTCAAATCGGGCAAGTTGTTCCTCGACTACGACTACACCCCGGTGCCTCCGCTGGAAGACCTGAGCTTCCGTCAACGCATCACCGACCGTTACTTGGTCGACTTCGCTTCGCGCGTCAACGGCTAACTGAGCGGGCTGCTGACCCAGCCCGACATAGAAGGAAATCGCTATGTCCCTACCCCGCAAACTCAAGCACTTCAACGTCTTCTACAACGGCGAAGAATTCTTCGGTCAGGCAACCGAAATCACGCTGCCGAAACTCGCCATGAAGGCCGAGGCGTACCGTGGCGCCGGCATGCCCGGTGAAGTGGATATCGACCTGGGCGTTGAAAAGCTCGAGCTCGAACACAGCTACGGCGGCTTGATGTACCAGATCATCAAAGACTTCGGCATCACGACCGTCGGCGGCGTTCTGTTGCGCTTCTCTGGCAGCTACCAGCGCGACGATACCGGCGATGTCGATGCAGTCGAGGCCATCTGCCGTGGCCGTCACACCGAGATCGATCCCGGCGGCTCCAAGGCCGGTGATGACACCGAGTTCAAAATCAAATCATCGCTGAGCTACTACAAGCTCGCGGTCAATGGCAGCACCCTCGTTGAGATCGATATGGTCAACATGATCTACAAGGTCAACAACGTGGATCGCCTCGAACAGCACCGCCGCGCCATCGGTCGTTAACCCACCGGTCGCCTCCGTGGCGACCAACATTTTCAACACACAGGAACGCATCTCATGTCTCAGAACCAGACCATTACTCTCGACACTCCGATCAAGCGCGGTGAACAGGTCATCACCGAGGTGACCCTGCGTAAGCCATCGTCGGGCGAGCTTCGCGGCATCGCACTCACCGACCTGCTGCAGATGAACGTGACGTCCCTCACCAAGATCCTGCCACGCCTGAGCTCGCCCGCGCTCACCGAGCAGGATGTCGGACGAATGGATCCGGCTGACCTCGTTCAGTGCGGTTCGCAGGTCGCTGATTTTTTGTTGCCGAAGGCGAGCAAGCCGGATCAATCCCCCGCCGAGTAGAAGACCCAATGGCCGACATCGCCACGGTGTTCCATTGGACGCCGGAGTCGATGTCGGCAATGAGCCTTAGCGAACTGATGGAATGGCGCGAGCGCGCCCGGCAACGAAGCGGAGCGGAAGAATGAGCGGCATACGTAATCTGAAACTGGAAGTCATCCTGCAGGCGGTCGATCGGGCAACACGCCCATTGAAGGCTGTGATGCAGGGCAGCAAAGGGCTGTCGCGAGCTGTGAAGGAAAGCCGCGACCAGCTCAAATCGCTGAACGACCAACAGGGCAGGATTGACGCTTTCCGCAGCCTCACACGAGACGCAAAGGAAACCGGTGACAAGCTCGCGGCTGCTCGGCAGAAGGTCAAAGAGCTGTCGAGCTCGATGGCCGCTGCCGGGCCACCCACAGAGAAGATGGCTCGTCAGCTGCAGCGCGCCGAGATCGCCGTCGAGAAACTATCGCTCGCGAACACCAAACGAATCGAGGCTGCGCGCGCGGCCAAAACATCACTCGATGCAGCAGGTATCAGCACCAACCAACTCGCCAGCCATGAGCGACAGCTCAAGGAGCAAGTCGAGTCAGTCAATCGCGTGCTAACCCAGCAGTCTGCAAAACTGGCACGGGTCAGCAAGCAACAGCAGCGCATGCAAGCCATCAAGTCTCAGTATGACAAGGGCATGGAGACGCGGAACAACATGGCCGGCGCAGGCGCCGGGATGACGGCTGCCGGTGCCGCTGCGGGCGCCGCCTTGCTCGTACCTGTGAAAGAGTTCGCCCAAGCTGAGGACGCCGCCACGCAGCTCAAGGTGTCGATGATGACCTCGGGAGGTGCGGTCTCGGCAGAGTTCGACAAGATCAGTGAACTGGCCAACAACCTCGGCAACCGGCTGCCGGGCACAACTGCCGACTTCCAGAACATGATGACCATGCTCATTCGGCAAGGCATGTCAGCGCAGTCGATTCTCGGCGGGCTGGGTGAGGCCACCGGCATGCTCGCGGTACAGCTCAAAATGCCTTTCGAGGAAGCGGCTGAGTTCTCGGCTCAATTGCAGGACGCTACCCGCTCTACTGAGAAGGACATGATGGGGCTGATGGATGTGATCCAGCGAACCTACTACACCGGGGTAAACCCTGACTGGATGCTGCAAGGCTTCAGTAAGCTTTCGGCAGGGATGGACACGGTCAAGATGAAAGGTCTGGAAGGCGCCAAGGCGCTCGCACCATTGCTTGCAATGGCGAACCAAGCTGGCATGACGGACGGCGGAAGTGCTGGTAACGCTTATCGGAAGGTGTTCCAGAAGAGCATGGACACCGCGACCATAACCAAAACCCTCAATGATCTAAAGACCACAAAAGGTATCGACCTGAAACTCAATTTCACTGACGGGAAAGGTGAGTTTGGTGGTCTGCCGCAGATGTTCAAAGAGCTGGACAAGCTCAAGGGACTCAGCACCGAAACCCGTATCCAGCTGATCAAAGATCTCTACGGTGACGACTCCGAAGTAACTCAGGTTGTGTCGCTGCTGATCACCAAAGGTCAGGCCGGTTACGACGAAATGATGGGCAAGATGAACGCCCAGGCTTCGATGCAGGACAGGGTGAACGCTCAGCTCGGCACACTGGCGAACCTTTGGGACGCCGCAAGCGGTACGTTCACGAACGCACTTGTTCGCTTCGGTGAGGCGATCGCTCCTGAACTGAAAGCACTGACCAAATGGATCACAGATGTCTCCGAAGGGCTCGGAAAATGGGCGAAAGAAAACCCAGTCCTCGCTAACGCGCTGATGAAAGTTGCCGGTGTGATCGCCATCGTTCTGACTGTCTTGGGCGCCTTGACGCTCGCCATGGCTACGATCTTCGGCCCCATGCTGATCGCAAATGCAGGGTTCGCCATGCTGGGGGCCAAACTCGGTGGCGTCTCAACGCTGATGAAGGTCTTCACCGGGGGAACGGGATTGCTCAAGGGGGCGCTGAGTTTGATGGGCGGCGGCATCATGAAGCTCATCGGCATTCTGCGGATGTTGTTTATGGCGATGATGGCTAACCCGATTCTCGCGATCGTCGCTCTGATTGCGGGAGCCGCCATCTACATCTGGTCGAACTGGGACACGCTCGGGCCAAAATTCGCGGCGCTGTGGACAGGTATCAAGGCCGGAGCCTCAGCCGCTTGGGACGGTATAAGAAATATCGTGTTTGGAGTCGGGCAGGCTATCGCCAACTTCTTCATGACATGGACTCTCGCCGGTCAGATTTACACCCACTGGGATCAGATCATGGCGTTTATGGGCGCGCTGCCCGCCAAATTCATGACCCTCGGCTCGCAGATCATGCAAGGCATGGTAGACGGCATCACCGGCAGCCTTGGCGCGGTCAAAGACGCGATTACGGGCGCAGGTGGCGCGACAATTGATTGGTTCAAGGAAAAGCTCGGGATTCACAGTCCGAGCCGGGTGTTTGCTGAGCTCGGCGGTTTCACGATGGCAGGCCTGAATCAAGGCTTGACTGAGAACCAAGCAGGGCCACTGTCTGCGGTCACCAGCTTTGCCAAGCAGCTCACTGCCGTGGGAGCTGGAATCACAATTGGTGCAGGCACTGCGATGGCTGGGACGCTGCCAATCGACAGCCAATCGCCGCTTGGCCGCTCGATCCCGATCGAAAATCAATCGCCGTTTGGCCGTTCGATCCCGATCGACAGCCGTCCACCTATCTCTGCGCCTGCTAACACCACCGGAGGTTCTGCGCCATCTGGTGGTGGCCAAATCATTATCAATGTTCACCCATCCCCAGGCATGGACGCGCAAATGCTCGCCAAGTTGGTCGCAACGGAAGTTGCCAATGTGGAACGACAAAAAGCGGCACGTAGCCGATCCCGTCTTGGCGATAAGGAATAAGGATTCTATTTATGTCGATGATGGCCCTCGGGCAATTCACGTTCAGTCTTTCGAGCCTTCCTTATCAAGAGCTGCAGCATCAATTCGGCTGGCGTCATCCGACGACAAGCCGGGTTGGAGCGCGTCCGGCACGGCAGTTTCTCGGCCCTGATGATGAAAGCATCACCGTGAACGGCGTGCTGCTGCCGGAACTGACGGGAGGTCGCCCGAGCCTCGACTTGATCCGTGAAATGGGCGATCAGGGTTCTTCCTGGCCACTCATTGACGGCAGTGACGGACGCATCCATGGGCTATTCGTCATCGACAACCTGAGCGAGACGAAGAGCTATTTCTTTGAAGACGGAACGCCGCGGCGAATCGAGTTCAGCCTCAGCCTGAAACGCGTCGATGACGACAAGATCGATCGGGTCGGCCAAGTCAACCGCGCGCAGGGGAGTCCGTCGTGATCGCTCCGGCTCAAGAAAACCGCCAGTACTCTCGGGAAGAAATTCACCCGACACCTGACTACCGCGTTGCAATCGTCGGTGGGAAAGACATTACCAGCACGCTGCAAGGCCGATTGGAATCCTTGACCCTGACTGACAACAGGGGGTTTGATGCCGACCAGCTGGATATCACCTTGGACGACAGCGACGGCATGCTCGACCTGCCGCCTCGCGGGGCAAAACTTTCCCTCGCGCTGGGTTGGAAACATGAAGGACTGATCGACAAAGGCACCTACACCGTCGATGAAGTCGAACACAGCGGGAGTCCTGACAAGCTGATCATCAGGGCGAGAAGCGCAGATCTTCGGGCGGGCCTGACAACAAAACGCGAGCGTAGCTTTCACGGCAAGAAACTGGCGGACATTGTGTTGGCGATCGCCAGTCAGAATCGACTCACCGCAGAGATCGCCAAGCAGCTTGCTGACGAGGTGGTAGACCATATCGACCAGACGAGTGAGTCTGACGCCAATCTGCTCACGCGCCTTGCCGAACAGTTCGATGCGATCGCCACGGTGAAACATGACCGCCTGATGTTCATCAAGGCAGGTGAGGCCAAAAGCGCCAGTGGACTGCCGCTCGGTGTCGTCACGATCGTCCGATCGAAGGGCGATCAGCACCGTTTCACAGTTGCGGATGGGAACAACTTCACCGCCGTGAAGGCCTATTGGCAAAACACCGGGTCAGCCAAAAAAGGCGAAGTGCTGGTCGATGCCAAGACGGTCATCAAGAAGGTGAAGTCAGGGAAGTCGGGGAAACGCGAAAAGCTCGGCGTTGAAAGGACTGACCCCATCAAGCCGAGCGCTGAAAACACTAAAGTTCTGCGGCACACCTACGCCAGTGAAGTTACCGCGATTCGGGGAGCCAAGGCTGCGTTCGACAAGCTACAGCGTGGTGTTGCCTCGTTCAGCATCACCCTGGCCCATGGCCGCGCCGACCTGTTCCCCGAGCTGCCCGCGATCGTCAGCGGCTGGAAGCCAACTATTGACGGCACTGACTGGATCATCAGCCAAGTATCTCACTCGCTGTCAGATAGCGGCTTTACTACTCAGCTCGACCTTGAGCTAAAAATCGACACCGACTAATTACCCTGCGCGCTCCAGAGGCTGGTGTGTTCCGGCAAGAACTGTTGATTGACCTCATCCATGGTCAGCTTGCCGATCGCGTTGCACTCTGCCGCACCGCCCGCAAACACACGGCCCTGCGCGCCGAATGAGTTCACAACCTCGATCCGTTGAAAGTCGGTCTTGCCCCACGAGCCGGGCCCAAGAATCAGGCTCGTGCATACGCTGTTCACCACCGTGGCGTAGATGTCCTCGGTGACACGCGGTCGGTTCATGTCCACGCGTAACGCATCGCCGGTAAGCTCGACGGCTTTGATATCAAGCGGCTTGAGCTGCTTGGCAATGCTCGATGGAACGGGCTCCGCATGCGCAATGTTGAACGATGCGAGTAGCAGCAGGGTAAGGCCGGTTCTTTTCACGGTGGTTTCCTATGCGAGAGCTCAGGCGCTCTCTGATGTTGGAACGGCCCATTCGGGGCCGTCGTCTGTTGTGCGCTGACAAACGCGCTTGAAGCCTTCCATCTTCAGCACGCTTCCGACCGAGAAGGCCTTGCCGTTGAACTGACATACGGTCGGATCCTGAGCAAACCCGAGGCCAGCCAGCCACGCGCCGCAAAGCAGCGCGCCGGCTAGACCGATGGCGCAGGCAAGTTGTCGATTCGAAATGATGATGGTGTTGCGGCGTAAAGATCCGCCAGCAGATGGCGACGGCTCGTTTGATGAGCCTGGGTCACCCGTGAGCGCAAAGGGATGCGCAAAAGACGAAGACTGAGGCACTTTGAGAGGATCCTTGACCCAGCGATCCAGTAGAGCCATCACCTCGTGAAAGCTGTCACGTGGCAGCTCACCAAGTTTATCGACGCCGAAGTCAGTGAGAATCACTTTGTAAACGTCGAATCGTTCGAGGCCGGTGGCACTCAGAACTTCCCCTACTCGGTAGGCGATCGCCTTACGTTGCAGGTCGGTGATAGCCCTATCTGTATTTGAACCGAATGACAGATTGAAAACATTGCTCAACTGCGGGTTGTTGCTGCCCTCATTGACCGTACCGCCGGTAATGAGCTGGGCAACATCCCCAACTTTGTAACTTTCCCCCATGATCCACCGCACCCACATCCATAATGGCTTTCCGCCATTATACTTGGCGGACGGCTAATCCTTCCTAGCCTTTCGTCCTCTTGCCAGTGCTGATACGCGCACCGGTT